AACATCGAGGTAACGTATACCTACGGAGCTCCTCCTACTGCGGCCGGAAAAGCAGCTGCTCGTGTTCTTGCTACAGAATTTATTAAGCTTTGGTCAGGTGATGATGATTGTGCATTGCCACAACGTATTACCGCTATCTCTCGTCAAGGTGTTTCATACACAGTTCTTGATAACCAGGACTTTATTGATGAGCTTCGTACAGGCTTATACATAGTAGACCTTTTCCTTAAGTCTTCAAACCCAGACAAGGCCCGCGCAAAAGCTAAGGTATTTAGCCCAGACGTTCCACGTGCTCGTCGTCACGTTGCTAAGCCTCCAGTCTTGCCTAGAACTACACTAGATATGTTTATTACAGGTTCAGAAGGCGGATCACTTGACGTAAACATTGACTACATCAATGCAGCGTTCCTTGTGACAAATGACGACTGGATCCCAACAATTAAGATTGGAAACTACAGCGGAACTAAGACAAAAGATCTTGGCTCAGGCGCTGTATCTATTAACTCGATCACTACGGACATCTCTAAGTCTGTTTCGCATAAGCAACTTGCAGATAACATGGCAATCATTACCACGTCTACTGCCCACGGGTTCTCGGTAGGCGACTACGTGACAATCTCAGGCATCAATGCGACCTTCAACGGCTCGTACTACATCAGCGAGGTACCTACTACTACAACGTTTATGTACGCCAAGGTTGCTACCAACGTTGCGTACGGCGCAGACACCGGCACGGCTCTTGTAACTAACGAGTCTCGCGACACACTTACGCTCTCTGTTACGTATGACGACGCCTACGGCTACGCTGGATTCTTAGACCCTGGCACGTGGGATCTTTACGCGACAAAAGGCGACGAAACTGTGTATATTGCGTCCGGTAACCTGATTCTTCAATTAGGTAAGACTACTACACCTACGTATACGCTAGATAACTAGGAGACGCGACATGCCGATCGTTGATATCTCCACAGTTGATTCTAGAGCGCTGCACCTTAAGGATTTTCTTGACGCAGTTCTTGCTAAGGTAATAGAAACATACGACGAGTATAACGTAGACCTACCTTCACGCCGTTTTTGGCTAATGGGCGAGCCTGCGATTGACTGCGAGCAGCTCTCTGTGTCATTCATTCAAATGTATCTAGGTCTTCCTGGAGATCAGGCAAGTCAACCTCAACGCTGCACGCAGCCAAGAACCGCTGTGCTCAGCATCGCAGTGTCGCGACAGATTCCTGTCGTTGGGAACAACGGCAAGGCTCCTACGGGAGAAAAAATCCAAGAAGGTTCAGAGATCGCGGCAGTTGATTGCTATCTATTTATGGAGCTTATTCGCCGTCTTGACCAGTGGGAAGAGAACGAATACGGCATGGGTGTTATTGCAACCGTCGAGGCAGGAAACCCTGAGGGCGGCTTTGAGACCGTTCGTATGCAGGTATCTATGGTGGTCCCATAATGCCAATTACAGTAGTATTTAGACCTGCTGCGTTAGATACACTTCTTAACGCTCCTGGTGGAACAGTAGGTAGAGATCTTAATAATCGCGCGCGCCGGGTAATGAGGGCGGCAAAGGCACAAGCGGGCGAAGATACAGGAAGACTAAAAAAATCTATCCATGTACGAAATCACAATAGAACTGGAGCAGGGCAAAGTATAGAGGTCGGCTCTTCTTTGAATTACGCCTTATTGCATCATAACGGCACACGCCCGCACTTAATGGTTGTTAACAGAGATAAAATATTTAGGTTCACATCTGGTAGTCGTGTAATCTACACGCACACAGTACGTCACCCTGGGACACAGCCAAACAGATACCTCACCGATAACCTTTATTTGATAAAATAACCTAGAATTAAAGCACGTGCTTTAATAAAGACACCAACACAATACGGAGGAAGAAATAATGACCAAGTTCAAAGACTTCGGGTCTGAAGACACCGGACAAAAAGAAGAGATATCTTTTAAGATTCACGGCGAAGAATTCTTTTGCCGTCCAGAGCTACAAGGAAAAGTTCTTTTAGACCTAGTTGCTAAATCAAACTCAGATGATGCAGCAGAGGCTGCTAACTCTATCAGCTTCTTCTTTAAGCATGCTCTTATGGAGGAAAGCTATGAGCGATTTAACGCTCTGCTTCTACACCCTGACAAGATCGTTCAGATGGAAAAACTAGGAGAGATTAGCGCCTGGCTAGTTGAGGGCTACACCTCACGCCCGACTCAGGGGCCAGAAGTCTCGTCTCCTGGGGAATAGATCTCTGGCCCTACGTTAATGGAAAAGCACTCGTGAACGGACTAAACTTAAAGGAAATGGAGGCAAGCGATATGCTCGACGTCTTGCACTATTTCTTTGAAGACGATTTATTCTACTCGACTGTTGAACAGGCAGAGGGTAGAGATCGTTCGCGCATAGCTATCTATCAAGACTTTTACAACACTTCTTACGCTTACTCGATGACTACAAGTTCTACAGCCGGTGGTAAAGGCTTCACTAAGAATTTTGACGATTACGAGTTTATATCAGAAGAGGAAGAAGAAAAGATAGTCCCTTTTGATCCATTGCAAAAGCAAAAGGCAGTAAAACCTTTCATAAGACCAACTAACGTAAACGCCGCAGCAGATCAGCCATTTGGCGACATGCTAGACGGTCCAATTACTAGAGGATAAAAAAATTAAAAACCGAAAGGAGGTGAGTAAGTGGCAGTAGTCGGTGATGCATATATAGTTGTAAAGGCTATAACGACTGGCTTTGAAAGAGACGTTCGTCGTTCTCTTAACGGAATCGACATAGGTTCTAACGGTTCGGCTATCGGTGAATCCTTTACAAAAGGATTTAACAACAGCATATCCAGAGGTCTAGGCAAGAATTTTGATTTCTCTGCAGCGGAAGCAGATCGTGCGCGTTTAGCGTTTCAGACGTTAGTTAGAACAAGCTTTACACTTACCGCCGCCATCGGTCCTCTTATTGCGGGACTTGGCTCTCTCGGTGGAGGCTTTGTATCTCTTGTTTCTATTCTAGGAGCTGCAACGCCTGCACTAGTTGTGCTACCTGGAATACTTACAGCTATCGGGTTAGCTGCTATTACTACAGTTGCAGCTTTTTCAGGAGTAGGCAAGGCTGTTTCTGCTGGACTAAATCAGCAGAAAAAAGCAACGCAAGAAAACACTGCAGCAAAGATTGCAGCTGCTCGTAGAATTGAAGATATAAATAAGCGTATTGAAAAGCTAGAGATAGACGGCCAGCGTCTTGAACGTGATCGCATTAAAGACTCAATTGAGGCAGAACTAGACAAAGCAAAGACAATTGAAGAAGCAAACGCAGATGAAGCCGAGGCGTATGCTAAACTAGCTTTAGTAAAAGAAAAAAATACCGAGTCAATGATTGATGCGAATAATCGCCTCAAGGACGCGCAACTCGACCTTACAAAAGCATTGGAAGACGGCCGTGAAGAAATTCAACAGATTGGCTTTGATGCAGAGGATGCAGCGCTTTCAGAGAAGCGCGCATCTAATACTCTTGAAAAAGCTCGTGAGACCTTACAGCGTGTGCAAGATCTACCTCCAAATTCCCGCGCTCGTCGTGAGGCATATCTTGCGTTCCAAGAAGCTGATCTTGCTTTACGTCGCGCTAAGGATAAGAATAAAGATCTTCAAAAACAACAAGATAAGCTAGCTGGAGATCCTAAGAACACAGCCGGGTATATCAATGCGCTAGAACGCCAAGAAGAGGCACAAGCTAACGTCGCTCAAACTGCGCGTGACGCGTTGCGCAGCCAGCAAGCAGCTGAAGCAAATATCACTACTGTAAAATTAGCAAATACAGAAAAAATTCTTGCGGCAGAGCAAAAGATAGCTGATGTCAAGCAGCGCTATCAAGACAGAGAAGCTGACATCATACGTCAAATCCAAGATGCGTATGACGATCTTGAGCGAGCAATGGAAGACCAGGCTACAGCTGCAAAAGGAATTGCTGGCGGAGTTGATGCATATGCGAATGCGCTAAATAATTTATCCCCTGCTGCGCAAAAGTTTGTAAAGTATCTTGTCGGTACATTCATACCTGCGCTTAAAAAGCTACGAGATGCAGCGGCAGAAGCTCTTTTACCTCTCATACAGGACGGGCTTGAAAAGCTAAGGACACAACTGTTCGAACCTCTAGAGCCTATGCTTGCAAAGCTTGCAACCTCTATTGGCAAGGCGTTTAACTCTATTATTGACGCTATAGTCAAACCAGAAAACATTAAAGACCTTGAAAAGGTGTTCGAGCAGTCTGGATACATTGTCGAGGGTCTTGGAAAAACAATAGGAAGCGTCTACGATTCTATTCTTTCTATTCTAGTTGCTGCCGATCCTCTTATTCGTAAATTTACAGACTTCTTAACTAAGAAAACTGCGGACTTTGCAAAATTCTTAAACGCAGGACAGGCTAGCGGAGAGCTAGAGGCATTCTTTACCAAGGCAGGAAATATCGCTGCCCAGTTGAGCGGAGTGTTTGGAAATCTATTTAGTGGAATATCTAACGTCATCAGCGCCAACTTCCAACCTGGCGGCGGAGGATACATCGTCCTCGAGTGGCTAGAAAATATTACAGGTAAGTTTGAAGCGTTCTCGGGCTCGATAGCAGGCAAAAATTCCTTGGCAGAGTACTTTAAGGGAGCCGCAACCAACTCCATAGCAATCCTAGAGTCAGTAGGCGCATTCGTTAAGGAAATTCTTAAGGTAGGCGCAGACCCGAACGTTAAGGTATTCTTTGACACCCTAAAGGGCGGCGCTCCTATCTTTGGAGATATCCTTAAGTCGTCAGTCGAGGCAGGCCCATCGCTCGCTAGACTAGTAGTCAGTATTCTTAGATTTACAAAGGCAACTACCGAAGCTGGCGCAATTAAGATATTCTTTGACACGCTTAATACCGTCTTAACTGCGATAAATACACTCTTAGAAAATAAGTTTATTAAGTCCGTGCTTGACGCTGCAGGAAAGGTTTTAGCCTTTGGCTTAGCACTTGGCACCATCGGAAAGGTCGGAAACTTTGGTCTAAAGGTTGTTGCTGGCAATCTACAAAATATTGGTAAAATAGTAGCTGCCATTGTTCCAGGCCCTGTTCTTGCTACTGTTAAGTCAGGCCTAGAGACAATCGCGCTTAAAGGTATGTATGCTTTTGACGCAGTAAAGAAAGGCGCTATTGATACTGCAAAGGCAATAGCAACAGATCTTGGCAGCGCGCTTAAGCAAGGCGGCGCAAAAGTACTGGAGTTTGGTAAAGCAGCCGGAACTGCAGCCATGACCGGTTTAACTACCTTGCTTGGTAAATTAAAACTACTTGGTCTATTCTTTGTAACAAACCCTATCGGAATAGCAATTACTGCTATTACAGTCCTGGCAGGGCTGTTTGTTCTTCTATATAGGAACAGTGAAACATTTAGAGAAGCTGTTCAAAAAGCTTTTGAAAGGATAAAAGAAGGCGCTACTATGGCGCTGGAATGGTTAAGACAGAATTGGCCAGTTGTTCTTGCGGTTCTTACAGGTCCATTTGGTTTAATGGTTCTTGCTATAGCTAGAAACTGGGATACTATAGTAGAAACTGTAAGAGGTATACCACAAAGACTTAGAGAAGCTGGCTCTGCTGCGTGGACTTGGCTAACTAGTAGTCTTGCTACTGCATGGACTGCTGTACAGACTAGACTCACTGAAATTGTTACAGGTGTTAGAGCTCTACCTGGAAGAATTGGAAACGGGATTAGTAACATATGGAGCGGTCTAACAAGTGGTCTACAAACTGCTTGGGCTAACGCGAGAGCATGGTGGAACGCAAACGTAGCAACTAGAAAACTAAAAATTGGTGGAGCAACTATCCTTGGCCAAACTCTTCCAAGTTTTACATTAGGATTCCCTCAGCTTGCTCAAGGCGGAATTGTCCCAGCAACGCCTGGTGGAACAATCGCGCGTATCGGTGAAGCTGGACGCCCTGAGCGTGTTGAGCCGCTTGATCCACAAGGCTTATCTAAGCGAGATCGCGCTATGATTCAGATGTTAGCTGGTGGTTCAGGTGCAGGCGCAACGATTAACGTCTACCCTTCACAGGGTATGAACGAGTCAGAGCTTGCATCTATAATTTCACGTCAAATCGCATTCCAACTTCGTCGCGGAGGAGCATAACATGGCGAGAAATAACCTAATCGTCAACCCTTCGTTTAAGACAAATACGAC